TGAAGAAAAATTATCCATTACGCCATTCTTGCAAATTGGCCAACTTGCAACCAAGGAGGAACAGCATCTGAAGAAGGAGTTCCTATTGGAATATCAAGGCCTTGACTAGATTTTTGTCTTGTTGATCCTGTATCTGATGAACTAATTACAACAACTTGTGATTGGCCAATGCCATTGAGTGCTACCTCAGATGATGAAGTATTTAAAGAATTTGATGACTGATCACCAGTTCCTTCCAATGCTTCTAATTCTATCCTTGCTGCATCTCGTGCTGCCTTAAGTCTCTTCATAAATTCATCGTGTGATAATGGATTTTCATTTTCATCAGAGTAAGTATACTTACTGACACCAAAACCAAAAATTTTATTGTTAAAGTGACTAATTCTTCCAACACCAGGAATGTCTACGTCTTCATCATCTTTAAGACTTCTACCTTCTTTATTTGATAGTGTTCGCATAGCGTTAATTTTGGTCTGCAGAGCACCACCATCATCAACTCCCAATGCTTTAAGCAATTTCTTTATTTGTTCCAGTTTTGTTTCTCCATCAAGATCGACTTCTGGAGTAGTTGTAGTTGTAGTTGTAATTCCATCATAACTAACCGCTGCTGGACTAGCCAATTTTGAATCTCCAGATCCAGTTAAGAATTGATTATCACCATCACCTCCTCGCCAAATACTATCTGGAATCCTTCCAGTTGTTCCTTCTTCTTCAATATTATTGCTAGGGTCACTATCACTATTGATAGCACGAACATTTTTTGGTGATGCTCTAAAGCTCATTGCACCTCCAACAAATGATGCAGAAGCTGCTCTGAGTGTTGGATTTCTCATGTCTGCAATATATCTTTTAATGGCGGCAGGTTTAGTGTTTCCACCTACCCATCTCGCAGCATCATCAAGAGTTTCAATTTGTCTAAATTTATCTAATCCTCTTTTAAAAACTCCTTGAAATTGATTATCTGCAGCAAGGACTTCAGTATAGGATTTCCCTGTTGATTTAACTCTGTTAGCAACAACTTGAAGGACATCTGTTGCTGCTGTGCCTCCAGCACCTTCAGTTAACAGAGCAGCTGCGATTCTTATTTCTTCAGCACTACCAGGTGTTATATTTGGATCTCCTTTCGCCCCACTAAGTCCTGTTCCAGCATTCGGGTTGTAACCATTATTGCCATTGTTACCATTATTACCATTGTTAGTAACTTGATCATCAAATTTAAAAAGTTTACCAAATCCAGGTAACTCAAAAGCACCAAAAATTTCTTTTATTCCTTTAAAGAATCCATCCCAACCACCATCTCTATCATAATATTGTGATAAACCCGCCGCTTGCAATTTAGCATATTTACTTTTATTTCTTTTTTGTGCGTCAAGTATACCTTCACCAAATTGAATAAAGGTTTTCTTACCACGAGCACCTTCAAGCGGGAAAACACCTTCTCTACCTTGTTCACCAATTAACGCATTGGTAGGTCCATCAGTAATACCACCATCTGCCATGGCTGTCATATCTTTTGCCATTAAAGCAGCATCAATACCAACCGAAGCAGCAGTACCAACACCAGGAACAGTAGATGCTGCACCAGATGCTAATTCAAGACCAGCACCAACAAAATCTCCCTGTAACGCTCTCTGAGCAGCAAAAACAGCACCTAATCCCAGTCCTACCAGTGGAATTTTCTTACCTAATGTCTTTGCAAGACCTGTACCTGCAACCTTACCAATTGCCTTTGCTCCCAGTTTAGCACCTGTTTTTTTTCCAAATCCACCTAATAGTTTTCCACCTACTGCAGCACCTAGTCTTGTTCCAGCTCTAGCACCACCTCTTCTCATCACGGATCTTCCTAGTGCTGCAGCTGCTGCCTTACCACCAAAACCAGCACCAGCACCACCACCTCTACGAGATCCACGACGCATCAAACCCATGCCATCTGCTCCAAGAGCCTCATAAGCAACGTTACCAGAGAAGTCTCCACCTTGTTCTAAAGAAGCTTCTTCTGCAGCTGCTATTGATTTTCTTCCTAATTTTTCTGCTTGCAGTTGCTGTTCGTTAGCAATTGTTTGCTGAGCTTTAGTTTGTGCCTGAATAGCAGCACCTAGACCCATGGTGACAGTAGTCAATCTTTCAATTGCCTGTACTATTTCTCCACTACCTCCACCACCTGTAATTGCTGTTGATTTAGTAAATATACTATCATCATCTACTACTCTTTGTGCTGTAGTATCAAAAATTGCATTAGCAGCATCAGTTTCTGGCGATAAATTATTTCCTGAAAAATTAACAAAAGGATTTCTCGCCTTTACTAGCCCTCCACCATAAACTTCTGGATTTATTGCTGATGGTGATGAACCAGTTAATGCTCTCTGTCCGCCACCAGAAAGCATATTTTGTATAGGTGGTACATCATCTTTCTTCCATGAATATGGTTGTGGAGTTCTTGGACCTTTAGTCCTAAGATTGAATAAAGCATTGGCAATTCCTTGAGTTACCTTATCTCCAATAAATCCCTTTAATCTATTGGTTTGCTCATCAAACTTCTTCTCTAGAAATTTCTCAATTCCAGATGGACCTCTGTTATCTTGGTATGATATAAAACCGTGTGCCATTATCTTTGTTTAGCTGCTTCTTGTGCTTTTTTAACATTATCTAGATGTTGCATTAAAAGACTAGTATATACTTGTCTTTCCCATGGCATCATATTTTCAATCTCAGTCAAAGAGTATTTATGATGATGCATCAAAGCAAAGTTGGTTTTATAATAACCCTCTAGCGTATTGTGAAAGAGGGCTATCCGAAAAAATTCGTTAATCCAGTAATTAAGAATTCTGAATCAACTCCCGTTTCAGGGTTTTTAACGGTAAATTTATGTTCTAGTCTAGGAATCTTCTCAAAGAATTGTTGAATTTTCTCAAACTGTGTATTTGTCAATCCTTCTACAAATTGAACAAATTCCTTTTTGGTGGTAGTAGAGCTATCATATACCTCCTCACCATCAAAAATTTGATCAATACAATCAGCAACAGTTTCAAGGACACCATCTGTAGATGGAACTTTGCCCATAATAGACCCACTAACAAATTCATTCCAAGCAGGATATTTCATAATAACACCAAGTTCATCAGTTAGCATGATTTTAGGGTCATGTCCCTTAGGTTTATTGACATTAACTTCAGTGAGATTCATATTATACTTAACTTGCGTTTTTTCATCATCTTTACAAGTTACATTCATTTGAACGATTTCACCAACAGATACAGCACGAATTTGGAGAAAGATATACTCCAAATCAAACATTGCTAAATCTTCAAGTTTCACTCTTGATTGAATACAACCCTTTAAAAGAGATCTTACAGATTTTTCAATCTCTTTTTCATCCTGTGTTTCTAAAGCTATTAATAGTACCTTTTCCTCTTTTACTACAAAAGGACGATATTTTAGTTTTTTCCCATTTGAAGGAATTTCCAACTCATAAGTCGGTAAAACAACTTGTGGCAACGCCATTATATTAACTCCAAGGTCATATTTATATTTAGCGACTTTTTCAGAGAAAAATTGGCGGGGTAAATTTTCCGACTTTTATGGAATTGAAAAGTCAATTTTGAATCTATTGATCCATAGGGAAAGTATCAACCATTCTTTCCATAAGATTTTTATTACCAACTACAGCAACTTCCCTCTTTAAATTCTCCAATCGTTGCTCTTCTGTAAGAGGAGTAACACTAGTGTAACCAAGGAACTTCGCAGCTTCACCTTTAGTAAGTTGAGGAAAACTTCTAATGTCATTCTCCATAGTATAGTGTCTCTCGTATTTAAACTGAGCAGTTACCTTTGTAATTTGAGAAGATCCAAATTGTAGTGGAATAGCATCAATTTGATATGGCCATGCTTTCTCCATGACATAAGTAATTGATTTTCTCTCAGTAGGAGAAGTCTTTCCAGCTTCTGTCTTTGAAATATGAATATCTCCTTGATAGTAATCCTTATATCTGACTCTTGTTACTCTATTAGGAGACATTATACCACCCATAGGCGTATTTGAAGTAAATTGTCCACCAATTACATCATAATACCAATTGTTCAAACTTTTCAATATAGTCATGTTAGCATCCAACATGAATGTGAGAGAAAATTCTGTAAAAACTCTTGTATGTGGATAATCTACAGAACCAAGACCTACTTTTAATCCTACGTGTGTTCCAGTTGCAGTATTTATATTAGGTAGCTGAGCTTCATCACAAAAAATCTCAACCAATTCAGGATCAAAATACGATTCAGCAGCTCCCTTGAATTCTACAAGAAAATTGTTGCTAAACGACATTCCACCGTTTTGACTTACTCTAGAAAGAAAAGTATTGATTCCCGCTGCCACGCTAAATACCTATGTTGGATTAATTATATTTATGGCGTACTCTGGGTATTTTAAACCTAAGAACCCTCAGAAGTACCGTGGCAACCCGACTAATATTGTTTATAGGTCGCTATGGGAACGAAAGTTCATGGTGTTCTGTGACAATAACCCTTCAATATTACAATGGGGGAGTGAAGAAATCATTATACCATACAGATCTCCTGATGGTAAAATAAGAAGATACTATCCAGACTTCTATATTAAAGTTCATGAAAAATCTGGTAATCTTACGAAATATATTATTGAAGTAAAACCCAAAAAACAAACACAACCACCGAATGAAAAGAATAAACGAACTGCCTCATATCGTAATGCTGCATTAACATACGCAAAGAACCAAACTAAATGGTCTGCTGCTCGTGAATATTGTGAAGATAGGCAGATGAACTTCTTAATATTAACCGAGGATCATTTAGGAGTATGAAACAATGGCAACAGGATTCGCGTCCGTCCAACGCAATAACGTAAATCAAAACCCAGGATATAAAACATTATTTGAACGAATATCAGCAAGAACGGGTGGAGAGAAGAAATCACTCAACTGGTATAGATCTGCTGTAAAAGCAGAAGCTAGCACATACAAGAAAAACTTTAATAAGTACATATTAAATGAGAAGAGTGATAGAGTAGGTGCTGCTGAAGAACAAGATGCTAATGAGTTACGTAAATATACAGTAGCAGGACATCTTTATATGTTTGAGTACAAGGCAAAAATGAGATACTTGCCTTACTTTGATAGATTTCCACTAGTATATGTAATCAAAGCAGGAGGAAAGAATGAGTTTTGGGGTGCAAACTTACATTATCTCTCTCCAAAGAAGAGAATTCAGGCAACAAAGAAACTAATGCAAGGAAGAATTGACATTCCTAAGAGATGCTTCCATAAATACCTAAGCCCACATGTAGAAGGGTTATACCTAGATCTAGCTGCAAGTGAATGGGATACTGCTATCCTATTACCAACAGAAGATTTTGTTAAAAATGTGAATAATATGGTATTTCCTATAGATAAATCTGAAGTATGGGAAGATACTGATGAGAACTTCTACGATAAGATCCGAGGTCAAAGAATAGTGAAGGGTTACGGAACATCAAAATCTAAGGAGATGGCAAGTGGCAAATAGATTTGCTAAAGCTCCCACAGATGGACTCCAGCCAGGTGATTGGAAGGCGGATCCTGATGATAATACTAAGAAATTAGTCTGGAATGGAACTTCTTTTGTATCAAAGCATTTTAGGTTTAATGCTGGAGGAAGAGAGCTTGGAATGAATACGACAAGGAAGAAGAACATATATGCTTTAATTCCTGAAGGTTATGATGGTGTTCATTACTATGTTGACAGATCAGACGGAGATAATATCGTTGGTATTTTAGGCGGAAATCCAGAACACCAGGCAAAACTTAAAGATAAAAGAAAAGCAGAAGTAATGACAAGGGTCCAAAAATTTGGAGCTCCTTCTGCTAACTGGTCAACAGCTGTTTTAAAATATCCTTTTGAAGGAGTTATTGGTGAGCAGAGTGACTACGTATTGTTTGAATTTAAAAGATATATACCACCATTTAGACAGAAAAGAATGCTGGAATATGATGCACTCACAGGTACGAAGTTTAAAAACCAGTTAAAAAAACAATTAAATGATTCTAAATCTAAAAAATTAGCGTCATCATATGATTACAATCAAGCTGCTGATTATAAACCTGCTGGTGATGAATTTCCATCTGTCATAATGTATATGCCAGAAGATATTTCTACTGGTTTTAGAAGTAATTGGGGTGGTAAAGCATTCAGTACAATTGGTGCAGGTATTTTAGCAGCTGCTGGTCAAGCAGGTATAGGTGATAAAATTGGATCTGGATTCGATGCTATGGGGAAAGCAGCAGAAAGAGCTCTTGGTTTAACTGCAGTTGCTTCTCTCCAGAAGGTTACTAAAATGGCTGGCGGTGATACACTTTCTAATGATGATGTTTTTGGATCAATTAGTGGAGCAATTTTAAATCCCAACACAGAATTACTATACCAAAGTGTTGACCAGAGGAACTTCATGTTAAAATTCAAGTTAGTTCCAAGGAAATCAGAAGAGTCATTAGAAATCAATCAAATTATAAAAGTATTTAAAGCATGTACTTTACCACTCCGCAATCCAGGAATGGTAATGGGGCAAAATGATCCACTAAAATCTATCAATAATGGAGTTGTAGATGGATTTATTGGTGTACCAAACCTCTGTAAGGTTTCATTTATGAGAGGAAATGAGGAACATAAAGTTCTTCCCCGATATAAAATGCTAGCTATTACAGAAGTGGATGTGAACTATACTCCTGATGGAGTATATGCTACATATGATGACTACCAACCTGTTGCTATAGAAATTCAAATTAATTTCCAAGAAACAAAAATCAACTTTGCCGAAGAAGTCATCGAAGACTATATCCGATAATGTATTTCTCAATCATACCCGATCTCGCTTACGACGAGAAACCAATCAAATATCCTTTTTCAGAATCAGACTTTACAGTTGCGAAGAATTTTTTTCGTAGATATAAAATCAATGAGGATGCATTTTCTAATGTTGTTTACTTTAATAAGTATACAATTGTAGATGGTGATCGTCCAGACAATTTAGCTAATCTTTTTTATGGAAATCAGTTCTATGATTGGGTAATTCTTATCACAAATAATATGGTCAACGCACAGTATGACTGGCCAATGAATAACTATGAACTCTATAAAGTATTAGAGGAAGAATTTGATGATCCATATAGTCAGATCAATCACTATGAGATCAAAGAATCTATAGGACACTATGCTGCTGGTTTACATGTTGATCAAACATTTTACATTGGACAGCATAAATTAAATATTGATGGTGTAATGACATTAAAAAACGGCAACGAGATTGCAAGTCCCGTTACCGTAGCTGAGTATTATCAAGCAGAGAATGAAAAGAAGAGAGAAATAT